AACCCTGCGTGGAAAGGTTGGTACAAGGTTGGGATGGCTGTAGATGCGGCTGATAGATGTTCAGGGTATCAAACCTCCTCGCCCTTTAGAGATTATAAGGTTTCTTATTCTAAATACTTTGAAGACAGGCGAGAAGCTGAGAGACTCGTTCACTCTGCGCTAAAAGAAAATAAGATTGAACACGCTAACGAGTGGTTTAAAACAGACCTTAAAACTATAAAGAATATAATTAAAAATATAAAGGACGTTCAGCATGAAGCTTAATACTATAGTACCTGACATCTACAAACACCTTGAAGGACTATCAGACGGTAAGCCTTTGCCGCTAACAGAAGAAGATATTGACAACACTCTTGTTGGAATTAAAGAAGCTCTGATGTCTTGGGCAGTTCCTTCTGATCGTAACAAAGACTTCACGGTTCGTATGTCTAATGTAGGAAAGCCATCGCGTCAGTTGTGGTATGAGAAGCGTGACCCTGCGGGGCGTGGCGGTATTGATGGGCCAACGCAAATCAAGTTTCTGTACGGCCACTTGCTTGAAGAGATTGTGTTGATGCTTGTGCGGATGTCCGGCCACAAAGTAACAGACGAGCAAAAAGAAGTTGAAGTTAAAGGCATCGTAGGCCACATGGACTGTAAGATAAATGGTGAAGTGGTGGATGTTAAGACCGCATCTCGCTTTGCGTTTAACAAGTTCAAGGACGGACGCTTATCACAAGACGATCCCTTTGGATACCTTGGTCAGCTTGCGGGATACGAGGCGGCAGAGGGTACTGACAATGGCGGGTTCTTGGTGTTGAACAAAGAGAGCGGTGAGTTGTGTATGTACGTGCCTGACGATCTTGATAAGCCCAACATTAAAACCTCTATTAGTCAGCTATTACCTGCATTAGAGCTTGACGTACCCCCAGAATTATGTTATACTCCCATACCTGATGGCAAGAAAGGCAACATGAAACTTCCAAAGGGTTGTAGTTGGTGTAAGTACAAGCACGAATGCTACAAAGATGCTAACGATGGACAGGGTTTACGTACCTTTAAATACTCAAACGGACTCGCATACTTGACAGAAGTTGTAGTCGAACCTAAAGTAGAGGAACTACTAGTATGAATGGCAAGAAAGCTAAGCGGATTAGGAAGCACTCAGGCGTTATTATAGTTGATTGGTTACGCTCATTACTCAGCGAAGAAGAAGGACAGGGCGTTACTGTTGATAACTATAAAAACTTTATGCCTGAGCAGACTCACTACATGGCGCAAAGAACTATGCACCTTAACGCCTATCATCCTAAGTGGGTCTGTAACAAGATAACTAAGATTATTAAATCAAACCCTCATCGCGTAATAGAAACTATCACAATAGGAGAAGTAAAATGAACATTGAAGAAATGATCATAGCTACAGGAAGTTTTTTATTCAACAGTGATAACTCTATTACAGATATAGACAACGAGTTTCTAGAAGACTTGCGGCTCTTGATAGATGCGGAGTTAGAGCGCAGGGAGGCTGTCCTCCATTGAATAAGATTAAGAAGGGCTACCGCAAACAACGAGTCAAGCGACCTGTAGAAAAGAATCTTGTTAAAGGTTATGACTCTAACTGGGAGTATGAACTACATTCAGGCATCCTTGATGGTTGGAGTTTTCACACCGACAAAGTTCCTTACACCGTTGAGCATAACTATCATCCAGACTTTATCCGCGAGGTTGAGGGCAAGAAGATTCTGCTTGAAGCTAAGGGTAGGTTCTGGGACTACGCAGAGTTTAGCAAGTACATCTGGATTAGTAAGACACTTCCCGAAGATACAGAGTTAGTGTTTCTGTTTGCGAATCCAAGTGCGCCAATGCCGCAAGCCAAACGTAGAAAAGACGGCACTAAAAGAAGCCACGGTGAGTGGGCAAGTGCTAACAACTTCAGGTGGTTTAGCGAAGACACCATCCCTGATAGTTGGATTAACCCCAAGAAGAGGGAGAGTTTTGACTGACTTCAATAGAAAAGACGAGAGGCGCGATAGGTTTTTAAGAAAGAAGAAGTTCAAGAAGATTAGTTCTTCTTCTAAATTAAAAGATACTAGGCGCAAAGAACCTACAATTAACTTATACGAAGAGATAGCACATGAAAAGATTAAATGATGCAACACCCGCAGATTGGGATAGAGTAGCTAAAGAACATCCTGCACTTGAGCCTTACAAGCCTTACGTTGATATGGCTATGCAAGAAGCACATACACTAAGTGAAGATGTTGTCAACAATCCAAAGCACTACAACACTGGCAACATTGAATGCATTGAAGCCATTGAAGAGTCTATGTCTAGCGTAGCTTTCAAAGGGTATCTCAAGGGTAACTGTATGAAATACCTTTGGCGCTACGACTATAAAGGCAAGCAAGTAGAGGACTTAAATAAGGCTACGTGGTACTTAAATAAACTAACAACAATCGTCACCAAGGAGAACACTTAATGGATCAGTACCAAGAATTTATACACAAGTCACGCTACGCACGTTGGATACCTGAACATAATCGAAGAGAGACATGGGCAGAAACAGTGTACCGCTACGTACAGTTCTGGAGAGATCGTGAACAGATTACAGTATCTGAAGGACAGAAATTATACGATGCAATATACAATCTAGAGGTTATGCCTAGCATGAGATGCATGATGACAGCGGGGGAAGCACTCGACAAAGATAATGTTGCAGGGTTTAACTGTAGTTATCTGCACATAGATTCACCGCGATCCTTTGATGAGTTGATGTATGTTCTTATGTGTGGCACAGGTGTAGGGTTTAGCGTTGAGCGTAACTTCATAAACAAACTACCTGAGATTGCAGAAACATTCCATGCTACTGACAGCGTTATTGTCGTTAGTGACAGCAAGATCGGTTGGGCTTCTGCGTTCCGCGAGTTGATTGCTATGCTGTACGCAGGGAAGATTCCTAAGTGGGATATGCACAACGTCCGTCCCGCAGGCGCAAGACTTAAAACCTTTGGTGGACGCGCATCTGGCCCAGAACCCCTAGTAGATTTATTTAATTTTTGTGTTGGTGTTTTCTCAAAGGCCGCAGGCCGTAAGTTAACCTCTATTGAGTGTCACGATGTTGTCTGTAAGATAGCAGACATCGTTGTTGTTGGTGGTGTAAGGCGTTCAGCACTGATAAGTTTATCTAATCTATCCGATCCACGTATGGCTAAAGCTAAGTCAGGAGATTGGTGGAGAAACGAGGGACACCGTAGACTTGCTAACAACAGCGTAGCGTACACAGAGAAGCCTGACTTTGAGTCCTTTCCTGTCTGAGATGCAGAACATGTATGAGTCTAAGGCGGGTGAGCGCGGAATCTTCAGTCGCATAGCGGCACAGAAAGTTGCAAGCAAGAACGGACGTAGGGATGCTGAGCAGGACTTTGGTACTAATCCTTGCAGTGAAATCATATTACGCAGTAATCAGTTTTGCAATTTATCGGAAGTGGTTGTCAGGTCTGAAGATACTTTAGAGACTTTGAAATCTAAAATAGAAGTAGCCGCGATGATCGGAACATTACAGGCTACGCTTACAGACTTCCGATACTTGCGTAAAGTGTGGCAACGCAATACAGAAGAAGAGGCTTTGTTGGGTGTGAGTCTTACAGGGATTATGGATCATAAGGTGCTAGGCTCGTCTACTGACAAGCTTTCTGAATGGCTAGAGGAGATGAAGGGTGTTGCGGTTAAAACTAATAAAGCTTGGGCAAAGAAGTTGGGAATTAATCAATCAGCGGCTATTACTTGCGTTAAGCCTAGTGGCACGGTGTCTCAGCTTGTTGATAGTGCCAGTGGCATTCATCCTCGTTTTTCTAAGCATTACATTAGACGAGTACGCTCAGATGCGAAAGACCCCCTCGCGCAATACATGTCAACAGCGGGATTCCCTGTCGAACAAGATGTAATGAGTCCTGCATCCCTTGTGTTTAGTTTCCCTGTGAAGTCTCCTAAGACTAGTACAACAGTTAAACAAGTAGGGGCTATGGAACAGTTAGCGTTGTGGAAAGCGTATCAGAATCATTGGTGCGAACATAAACCAAGCATAACCGTTTACTACACAGACGATGAGTTCTTGCAGGTATCTCAATGGATATGGGAAAACTTTGATTTGTGTAGCGGTATTAGCTTGTTGCCGTACAGCGACCACGTATATCAGCAAGCCCCCTATGAAGAGATAGACGCAAATCAATATAAGGAGTTAGTGAAAGCTATGCCAAAAGACATTAACTGGAATGACCTTGAAAACTTTGAACAAGAAGATAACACAACAGGCTCACAAGAGTTGGCGTGTGTGGGCGGTGCTTGTGAAATCGTTTAAGAAAGGCAAGGAAGCCAATGTCTTAGGGTTTAAAATTCTTATTAACTGTGAAGGGGTTGTCGTGACAGAAATGTCCGGCATCCCTGAAGGTGATTTAAATAAGGTCTTTAGCGGTGACGAGTTGTTAACTATGAGAAACATTGTACAACTTACGAAACCAAAACTAGAGGCGCTTCATTCTTTTTTAGAGGATGAACTCAGCGCCCTTAATCATACTACCACTTAACTTTGTTAGCCCAATAGGCCGCAGACATTTTACCCTTCTTAATGTTCTTAGCATGACGAGCTTTGAAAGAGGCTCGTTTCTTTTTCATGCGGTCAGATTCACCCGCCTTGGGTTTTCCTGCGGTGCTTGCCCCCTGTTCTCCAAACCTAATCGTCTTGATTTTGTCACCTTCTTTTGCCACGACAACATGGCTTTTCTT